ATCTCGGTAATCCGAAAATAATTCGTTTGAAGTTTTTACCTGTTTTACATCCTCTAAGATAAAATCATCCGATGGTAGTTTTTTGTACTTAATATAGTAATCTACTATAATCTTGTACATCTTTTGATGTGAAGGGTATTCGAAGTACTCTGCTTTTACCATCGGCATGGCTTGGGTAAGAAACCCAGTATCCGATTTAGCTAAGTATATAATACCTCGTTGGATATTATCTGATAATTCATATGTGGTAGTCATTATTTTATAAAAGCTCTGAAGTTATAAAAATAGATACAAAAAAATTATTACTTTACCAATTGTTTCCAGTAGACCCAAAACCACCCTCATTACGAGATGTTTTTTCAGCAAAGAATGTATCCTTGTCTACGGAGTTTAACGTTATGACTGGAACTTCGTTAATTACCATTTGGGAAAATCTCTCACCTTTAAGGATTACAAAAGGTTCGTCGAGTTTTAAATTTCTAACGGCAACCATAACAGGACCTTTATACCCACTGTCAATAGTTCCAGGTGCATTTGGAATTATTATTGAAAGCTTAGAGTAAGAACTTCTTAATCTAATTTGACCTTCAAACCCAGGTGGGATATCTATCCTTAAGCCTACATCTACTAAAGTAGTTTGATTTGGCTCTATTCTGACATCTTCATTAGAGTATAAATCAAATCCTGCATCATTATCGTGCTTATAAGCTGGATCTGGATTTTCAGAGGTATTTAAAAAATTTATTATTGGCATTTAATTATCCTTTATGTTATGTCCGTCTTCAGACCTTTTTCTATCCTTATCGGACATTGCTTTTGCTACGGTCTGGGTTAAGTCCTTAGAAGACTTTCTACGCACTCTAGCTGTCTTAGGGTCTACCTTTTTAGCAAGCCCCTGTTCTACAGCCACATTATGATTTATTTTATAGTTAGTATATGGAGAAACTCCGGACTTACCCTCAATAGCTTCCTTAGTATTATCAATCTCTCCCTCTAACCAAGACTCTTCTACTTTTCTACGACTACTAGAACTAGAAGCTCTAGAATGTTCTTTTAAACCTACCCCATGCGCATTAATTTCCTGTCCACGTGCCGTTCTCTCAGATAGCTTCCCACAAGAAGGACATTCTTGCGGGTCTTGGTAATTTTCGCCACTTACAAGGTCACTAAAAACTTCTTCACAAGGTTTACAATAATAGTTGTAAAAAGGCATTACAATTTCTCCGCTGTAAAAGCTGTGCCTTTTTTCTCATCTCCCCAAAAATAAATCAGCCCTTTAATACCTAGTTTATCTTCGTCCATAACGCCTTCAAAATAGGCAAAAGGCATGTTAGCATCTCTAAAATTAATACTAAAGTCCGTAATACCCTCAGGGGTTACATCACCATGTGAAGCAAATATACGAATACGTTCCCATTCTGTATCCCACACACGACGAAGTCTTACTTCAGAATACATATCTAAAATATCCCATTCATCTTCCGCAAACTCTAAAATCAAAATAGAGTGGTTATCATCAGGAATAAGAGTCCACAGCCCTATCAAGTCCTCAGAATCCCAAGCTGGAGGGGGAGTATGACCTTCCCCTCCAGGACCACAGGCTCCTAACAATAATGCTAAAGTTGCTAATAATCTCATAGCTCACACACTCCATCTATACAAGTATCAATAGAAGATGCTAACTCTTCTAACTTCCCACCTGTAATTAAAGCGTTTAAATCTATTGTAGTGTGGTCAACCGTTTGAAGTGGTTCGTTACCTCTAGAACCTGCTCTATAAAAGGTTACACCTTTAAGGTCATGAGCTTGTGATAGCAAATCCTCATATAAAGTTTCTGCTTTATAATCATTAGGTAAGTTGCAAGTTTTTGAAACCGCAGAATCAATATGCGCCTGTACAACGGATTGAACTTTCATATGCTCTTCCGGAGTTACATCGTAAGCTCCTACACAGTGAGTTAAATCTCTACCCCTTAAATACATTTCCTTGAAGAGAGGGTCTATTACGATATTTTCGTTAAACACTCCTGGAGTTGTTGTTTTCCATGTCCGCTTATATACCGGGGCAAAGATAGGCTCGAGACCTGTAGATACTCCTAGTACCATGCTAATAGTTCCAGTTGGAGCTACAGTTAACATTACAGCGTTACGTAATCCGTTCTTTTTAATATCAGCACGAATTCTTGCAGGTATTGTCTTCATAAACTTTTCGTTTTTAAGTTTACTAAAATCATACTTTTCGAAACTTCCTTTTTCACGTGCAAGATACATAGATGCTTTATAAGCTTCATTTCGAATAGTTGAAAATAGACGTTCAAGGAATTCTAAACACGCTTCAGACCCATACTTAAATCCAGCTTTAATTAGGAAGTAATGCAGCCCTGTAACCCCAAGTCCAATTCGTCGGCTTCGCAAACCTACTTCTTCACATTCTTTAATTGGGAATGTATTAGCTGTTAGTACATTATCTAAGAACCTAACTCCGGTTCTAATTGTCCGAGCAAGTCTACGATAATCAATCTTACCATCCATGTCTACCATATTAGCCAAGTTAACATGACCCAAACAACAGTTACCATAGGCAGGAAGAGTAATCTCCCCACAAGGATTTGTAGCGGGCATTTCTTCAAAGTAAGATACATTAGTATACTCGTTAGCTAAATCAACATTGAACACTCCAGGTTCACCAGATTCAACTGCGTTATCTAAAAGTCTTTCCCAAATCTCTTTAGCTTTTAAAGGAGCTTTAACAGCATTGGAGAATGTATCAGACCACCCAGCCTTATGATTTTGGTCTGCGCGACCTAAAGCATCTTCCTCATCTTTAGCTACGACTTTAACTTGGTCAACTTCACCGTTTTCACTAGTACGGTCTACAGTATACATAAAATATTTATTGTGACGTCCGCCAAAGGTAAAGTACCAATCTTCATCATTTTCTACAGCCTCAATAAATCTGTTATTTATGGCAACTGAGATATTGAAATTAGTAAGTTCTTTACGGTCTAACTTAACCTCTAAAAACTCTAAGAAGTCTGGATGGCTAACTTCAAGAATTGACATCAAAGCGGTTCGGCGGTTTTTACCTGCTCGAACATGTTCTCCAATCTCATTAATCATTTTCATAACAGAGATAGAGCCGGGAGCTGACCATTTAATGTTTTGAATATCGTCTCCTTTAGGTCTAATCTTTGAGAAATTAAACCCTACTCCACCACCTGCACATGAAATCTTATACATATCTGCGATGGTCTTACCAATGCTTTCCACCGAATCTTCTGGGTCAAGAACATAGCAATTAAGCATGTTATACTTATTACGACCTGCTCCGAACAGAATACGTCCACCTGGACAGAAGTCTGCTGAGTTAATAGCCTCAAAGAATTTCTTCTCTACTTGCTCCCTAACTTCCTCATTTTCAGGAAGTGCAACAGCTTTAGAAACTCTCTTAGCGAGTTGCTTCCACTTAGTCTCTCCTGGATATGCGTACTTATCCATGAAGATGGATTCTTGGAGGGAGCCTTCAGGTATATCGTAACCCATTACTCGTCCTCCGTAATAGTACAAATAACATCATCTTCCATGATGAGTACAAGCATTTCTTCTGTACTGGTATCGTAAATTTCATTACCTGAATAATCTCCGAAAATTACATAATCCCCTCCAGAGATTTTACAATCATCTGAAGTACGAACTACAGTTCCTTCGTTATATTTCTTGTCTGTAACTTCAGATGGGAGGATAATTCCCCCTTCTGTTTGGGCTTCCGCTTTCTTACGACGGACTAATAATCTGTTTCCGAATGGTTTAATCATAATTTTGTTGTTTGGTACCTTATTTAGGTAGGAATCAAGCGAAAGATGTAGTTCCTTGCTTCTTTTTTACTACTAATTCTGTAGCCTCGTCCTCTATTATAGACGTTAAATGTTCATTGTGAGAAATAATAAAGACTTTTTTATCTTCCTTTAATTCATCAATAAGTTCGCATAGTCCTTTAACCCCTTCCCTGTCTAAAGAATCGGCTACCTCGTCAAAGAAGATGATATTAGATTTTTCCTTTCCAGATAGGCGGAGCAGGTCGTTTAGTGATAACATCACAGCGAGGGATACTTTTTTCTTCTCTCCTCCAGATAATGTATCAAAGGCAACATTGCCTAAACCGTTTGAAATTGTTTCATTCAAAATATCATCAAACTCAATCGAGAATACTCCCCGAGATAGAATATTCAAGTAATAATTAGAACGTGTATTGAAAAATTCTAAAATATTACGAATGATATATTTAATAAGACCTTGCTCGGAGAACGCTTGCTCCCAAAACCTCATAAGGTCGTATTTCTTTTGAGCTTCCTCCATTTCTACAGAGTGCCTTCGAGAGATAGTTTGCTGATTTCTAATCTGCTTCTTAATAACTTTAATTTCGGTCTCAATACCTTTTAGGTTTTCAATTAGCTCAAAATCACTAGAGGATATTGGGATATGAAACTTATCAACCTCTTTGTTAAGTTTAGCTAATTTCTTTCTTAGCTTATCCCGTGTAAGGTAGGCTTTCTCTATTTCAATCTTATCAGATTCAAGCTGTTCCCATATAACTCTAGGTTTCTTATTACAATGTTCACATGTAGTATTTTCTTCATACTTTTGAATATTACCTTTTAAACGTGTAATAGTACTTAAAGCTGTACTTATCTTGTTCTCTACCCCTTGGCAAGTTAATACCATTTCAGCCCTCTTCTGCTCAATATCCTGTAGTTCGGTCATTGAGAACTTCTTTACAAAGGTAATGTCTGATTCTTTTAATGTTTCTTCTCCCCGGTCTAACGCATTTTTTAATTTTTTATTAGTCCCTTTAAGGTTGGTTACCTTTTGCATAGATTCAGCTTGTAGAGTAGATGCTACCTTTTTCTCATTACTAAACGTGGTCTTTAATGACCTAATCTTTGACCGATGTTTAAACAGGTCTGAGATGTTTAGGAAGTTCTGGATAATCGAGCGCTTCTCCTCTGGAGTTGCTGAAAGAAAGTTCATAGAGTTCTGCTGTCCGAATACCATGGAAGCTAAGAATACATTATAATTGATATTCAAAAACTTCTCTAAGTATTCTTGAGTTGGTAAAATACCTTCTTTAGTATAAGATTTTCCATCTACTTCTACTAAAAGAGAAGGAGGTTTCTTAGTTCTAGTAATCACTACATTGTCATTTACAGTAATCGTTACCTTACATGGAACTTTCGCCAAAGAATAACGTAAATTTTTCTCAGTAGTTTTCCTGATTGTTTTACCGAATAATGCGAATGAAACAGCTTCTATAATTGTAGATTTACCTGCTCCATTCGAGGAGATAGGATTAGTATCTTCATTTAAACCGACTACGTTAGTAATTCCGAAATAGTTATCGAAATTTATCTCTGCTTCTTTAACCGAAAGGAATCCTTCTATTTTAATTGAATTAATTTTCATCGTCTTTAATTATTTTTAGAGCGTCTAATAATTCATCTTTTGAAAAGATTGAATCTTTGGAGTCTAAGTAATCGTTGATTACACCATCATCTAATGTAAATATTTTTGTGTCCGGAGTATACTCGGATAGGAACTTAGGTAAAATATCCTCAAATGCAATATCCAAATAAGCTATATCATAATCTTGAATAATCTTATCATGTAGTTGTCGTTCTACGTATTCATCTAAACGGTCAATACTTAATCTTAGAATAGTAAAGAACTGGTTAAATTTAAACTTTTTATTTAGCTTAGCTAACTCATCAATGGTACCTGTTACATGTCTAATGCCTATATCAATAGGCTTACGAACTACTTGAACAGACTTATCTTTAGCTATAACTAGTGTATGTAGGAATTTAAGTGCGTTAGCCTCCCCAAAAGAATTGGAGTACTGGGTTCCCAGGACATGGATTCTATTATCATAAATTTTAGGCTTATGGATATGACCTAGAAAGGTTAGCTTATCTTTAGGAAAGTGCCACCGCTTAAGCTTAGATTCATATAAGTAAGTACCGTTGGATACACACCCTTCAAATCCAAAGTGTCCGAATACATGATTCTTAGCCTTCTTTACAGCTTCTACAATCTTTGCCTCATCTTCATAGTGAGGGATAAAATCAAAGTTCACACCTCCAATGTTAATCGTTTCAGATTCAGTTATAATACGAGCTTTATCAGTGAAGAGGGATAGGGTAGTATATGAACTTCCATCCTTTTTAATTCTATCATGATTACCGGTATTTACAAAAATATCTTTACACTTAAACGAGTCTAGTAACCTACCAAAGGCTAATAGTTCTTCCCCTCTGGGATTTCTCTTGTGGAAGATATCTCCATTAATTACGACTCCGTCAGGCGGCTTCTTATTTACTAACTTGGTTAATGTCTCTACTTGCTTATCTAAGAATCCTGGGATATAGTCACTCCTTAGATGAATATCCGTGAGGAGCATTAATTGATAGTCTTTAGGTTTTCTCATTATATTAATTCTGCTATATTAATAGGATTTAGGTTACTGTCAAATTCTACTTCTTCAACGCTCCCAAATGAATCGCCGACTTCTACATCTACTTTCATAGGAACTTTAAAATCCATGTTATACTTATCTTTAAGATATGTAATATCTTCCATACACTCTTTAATTAATTTTACAACAGTCTCAGTATTTTCTGTATCGCATTGTACTTCAATACTATCATGTACTGTTGCTAATATTTCTACATCATCTAACCCTAACTCATCAATCTTATTTTTCATGTTTAGTAATGAGTTTAGAACCATATCAGATGTAGAGCTTTGTATTACAAAATTTAATCCTTGCCGTAAAGCTCGATATTGATATTTGGTAATTGGACTATCCACATTGGGTAGATTTCTACGTCTTCCAAATAAGCTCATAGAATACTTGTTAGTTTTAGTAAACTTATTCACGACTTTCATAAAAGAAAAGATTCCTGGAAATTGAGTTTGGAATCTGAAAAAGATATCTTTAGCATACTTATCAGACCTTCCAATCTGCTCTGCAAGCTTTTTATAAGAACCTCCATATACAATCAAGAAAATACAAGACTTAGCAACTTGTCGTTCTTCTTTTGTAATATCTTTAATATTTTTACCAAACACTAATGAAGCTGTGTAATAATGTAAGTCTTCTCCTGATTTAAAAGCCTCGATAAGATTTGAATCATTACTACAGTGAGCTAGTACTCTAAGTTCAGCTTGGGAGAAGTCAGCGGCAATGAATGTTTTTCCTTCATCTGCCATCATAAGCTTTCGAAGATTTACTCCATCTTCTGTGGGTCTAGGTAGAGTATGAAATGATACGCCTTTACTCTGTTCCTTTAATCTTCCCGCTGAGTATTTAGAACAACTTAATCTTCCTGTTACCGTAGCTGCGAAATTATATTGGGAATATATTCTTCCATTTTCATTATTTTCTAAAGCTGCTTCTACCCCTTTCACATAAGTTCTATATTGCTTAGATAATGTTTTATACATTAATAATTTATTAATAAATTCTCTTGCCGGATGATTTGAAGATAGCCCTTTTAAAACTGATTGCATATGCTCCTCTGTAATTGAAGGGGCTTTAGTCTTTTCCGACACCATAGTAGGGGTTAAATTAAAACCTTCTTTTGTAAATAATAGAGTTGCTACTTCTTTAGTTGAATTAGGATTTAAATCCTCGTCAAATTTAGAAAGGTCGTTTAACTCTTGCCTAGCCTCTTCAAGTTTTTTACCTAGCTTTACATCCAGCTCTTTAAGATATTCAACGTCTACCTTTAATCCCCTATTTTCAACCTCTCCTAAGGCTACTGTAACATCTTTTAATAGTTTATCGTATATTGGAGATACATTTAAAGGCTTCATTTCCTTTCTCATTAATTTCCAACAACGTAAGGTAAGATCACAGTCAGCTGCATTACCTATAGCCATTTCATGTAAAGGCATATTAGCCCAATCATGCTCTGCTCCGTTAGTGACAGTAAGCATTAAACTTCAGCCAAAGTATTTTCAAGACAAAGGGTTCTAACCATAGCAGAGGCTACTTTATAAGGGTCACAATTAGCAGAAGGTCTTCTATCCTCTAAATATCCTTTACCTGCTGAAACTACATTATTGGGGATTCTAACACTACACCCTCTATGAGATTCTCCCGATGAGAATGTATGATAGTCCGAAGTTTCATGAGTTCCTATAAGGCGAGATTTATTATCTTCTCCATATACGTCCATATGTCTAGCATGAGTCCATTCGAGCTTTTCAATAGCTCTGTGTATATGCTTAATGTCCGAGCGCATTAAGTATGTAGAAAAGTTTGTGTGGCATCCTGCTCCATTTCCGTCTTTAACTGGTTTCGGATGAAATGAAATAGAGTACTGATTAAAACTCTCTTCTGATAATTTATCTAAGATATATCGAGCGGTCCATAAATCATCTGACGCTTTTACAGGGTCTAGTGGAGAAGTTTGAAACTCCCACTGACCTATAAGTACTTCTGCGTTAATACCATAAATACCGACTCCTGCAAATAAACATGCATTTAAATGAGCTTCGGCGATATCACGACCTTTAACTTTAGAGGTTCCTACTCCACAGTAAGCTTGTTCTGGGTTTGCAGTAGTAAAAGGACCTTCTGAAGTTACTAAAGTATACTCTTGTTCGAAACCAATTAAAGGTTTAACATCTTTAGCTGGAGAAAGCTGGCATTGAGCCTCTAGCCCAGCTCTAAAGTTAGTAGCGTGGGGAGACCCATCTAAATTTCTAACATCACATAACGCGATAAGATTATCTCCATCCCGCCTAAAAGGGTCTTTATAAAAACGTACAGGATGTAAAATAACATCTGAGTTTTCTAAAGTAGCTTGGTTGGTACTACCTCCATCAAAATTCCAGTCACCTGGAGCTTCAAACTCATCTAATACTTTAGTTTTACTTCTGACCTGAGGGGAACCGACGGTACCGTCAATCCATATATATTCTACTGTTTTTTTCATATTAATAAACGTCTAATTCGTTTGGAAAGTACTCTTTGGTTAAATCCTTCAGAGCGTGAGGTTTGTTCTCATCCAAGAGTGAATGAATAATTTGGCTATCCTCAATGTTATTAAAGTCCGTCAATCCCCATTGTCTCATAAATTTATAATCAAATTTCATATTATGTGCAATTTTCACAATATTCTTCGATGCCATAAGCTCGCCACATCTAGTTCTAATATGCTCTAATTCCAAAGGTGTCCACTCACCTTCTTTGTGAAATACTGGAAATACAAAGGAGTGGTTATCTTTATACGCAAAACCACACGTTAGTAGTTTATGCTTTTGAAAATCTAGACCTTCAGTCTCTAAGTCGAAGGCTACAGCCTCGGAATTCATACATTCATCCATTAACTCATCAAACTTAGCGAGATCCCCATTAATCAATTCATATGGAGATTCATCAAATTTATTTACTTTAAGAATAAACTTTGCATAGGAATTATTTAAGTCCTGGATGAATAGTCCACGAAGTTTAGGTTCCGCATATAGAGAGAAGGGGTGGTAAGATGGGACAATATGTATTTTGGTCTCTTCATCGTCCGCAAGTTGTACTGTAAACTCTTTACCCCTTTT